GCCGGGTCTGCCTGACATGACGATTATTGCCGACCCTAAAACGGTTGCCGTGATTTGCAGTATTTCGCGTAGCACGGGTAGCCCTGCTGGGCCGCTGCCGACAACTTTGATCGGGTAGTCCATGCGGACAATGTTGCCGTTGCCAGCAATTGTCGTAAAACTTGGCGCTTGAATAAACACACAATTTGGCACAAGTTTTGTTGGGTCGGTCACGACACGCAACGACGTGATTGCGGTCAGCGTCGTGGCGAGATCGTCTAGCGTCTCGTTGAATAGATCGGTGTATGGTGCGGGCATTAGGCAACCGCTGGTCGGTCAATACCTAACAACTGTTTAACGATCGGCGTCAACGATTGTTGGGGTGCTGTACCCATGCCGTCAAACGACGCAAACACGTTCTCAAGCGAGCCACGCGAACGCCACAACGCCGCGCTGTACATCAAAGTGCCGAGCGTGACATCACCGCTAGGCGACGTACTAAGACTGTCGTTATAACCTGCCTCGGCTCGACGACGACTACAAAACTGGTTGCCAGCGCTCACGGCCTGCGTAATTAGCGTGTAATCATCTGACGGGTTGGTTATTGACACACCCAAATAGGTGACTAGGTTTGCTGCCGTTATCCACGTGCAAGTTGGTGTAAACGCAATTGTGCCCGTGTAAATGGCCGTAAAGTCAACGTCGTCGCCTGTGCAAGCAAACAACAACTGGTTAGGTACAGCAATCGTTTCGTCAAAAAACCATTCGCCCGTCGTGCTGTCCACGCCCGTGTACTTGTACTGTGGGCATTTCAACACGGTGAACGTACCGTTAAACGGTGCGCCTAACGACCCGACAACTACGCTGTCGCCAACCTGTATGTCGGTTGGCTCGAGCGTAGATATGCAGGCGTAGTTATCTAGTAACTGTTTGCTGGCTGTTAGATAGGTCGCCATAAGCGGTTTGTCCGCTTACGACTAGGCGACGATAATTCGTTGCACCATGTCGGCGTCAGCGATAAACGTTGCTACGTAACCGTAGTAACTGAATGTGCGACCCAACGTGCCCGGTACTTCGACTGACATAATTCCGCGTACTTGTTCGTAGAACTCGCAAGCCGCGCCACGTGCTACGACCATTGTGCCTGATGCAAAGTTGCGGTCGGCTACAAGGTTCAAACCAAATGGGTTAAATGTGTTTGCGACGGTTACGTTTGCTGCGCCCATTGCGTTTACGCCCATTAAACCCGATACTGCGGTGTACGGGAATACTGGTCGTTTGTCTGCGTCTAACTGTGCGCCCAACAATTCCCAAACGCCCGGTGCAACAAAAATGTGATCAGGCAAAAAGTTTGTTGCGTTTAACATTTTAAATGCGGCCTGATAAACCGCGTTGATCAACGACGACGGGTCTGTTGCGTTAACTGTCCATGTGCCCGGGTTTGCTGCAACACCTGCAACGATTGCGTCGGCTGCAACGTTGTCGCTGGCAAACATATACTGGCCAACAAGGTCTTGCAAAATGATTTGCATTGCACCCGGCGACGTAAAGTCGATGTCTTGCACCGACAAAGTGACTTGACCTGCAAGCGTTGTTTTTGTAACAACGTTTGAAGCGATCACAGGTGTCGTTGCCGACGCGCCGCTTAGTTCTGATGATTGTGCTGCGACGCTTGGGTGTGTTGTCCAAGTTGGTCGGATAAATGTTTTGCTATTGCCGCCGTCTGGCATTGCTCGAGCGCCGATCGCTGCAACTACTGGTCGATTGTAGTTAAGGTCAGCAAAAACAGGTGCTAAAACTGGAACGGGGAGGAGGCCTAATGTATCGCCGGTGGTGACATCGCCCGCCGCTGCTTGCAATGCTGTTTGATTTGCTTTAGCAAATTCTTGTGCTGCTGCTGCAACATTGCGAAATGTTTCGCCGCCAATGTGCATTGCGGCCATGTATTCGCCCGGTGTTGGCAAATTAAATTTGCGTTTTGGCTGTGCCCACAATTTTTCGGTGGTTTCTTGTGCTGCCTCAACTACTTGTGTTTCGTTTTTGTCGGTCATGTCGTTGTCCTTTGTTGTCTCTTGATCTGATATTAACTCTACTTGTGGCTCGGTTTCGTGGATACCCTCAACGGCTGGTTCGTCGGGTGCGCTTGCCGCGACCTCGGTGATGACCGCGCCGCTAAACGCGCCTTCGCTAACTAGCGACAATTCTGACCAGTTAGCGGCCTCAACGATCATTACGCCTTTGTCGTCGTAACTAAATTTTGTTGGGGTTACGCCTACTGACACCGCGTCAATAACGCCGTCATTTGCCAGCGTCAACGCCTCGTCGCCGAGTCGAGTGGCGCTGATCTTGGCGGTAAACATCATGCCTTGAGGCGTGTCTACGCGCTCAACGACCTTGCCGACGATCTGATTTGCGTCGTGTTGCATATAAAGTTTCGGGTCGCGCCCCGTGACTGGCAACGACCCTTGCAAAAACCGTACCTGTGTACCGTCTAAAACTGTGGCCGTTTCGTCATAGGTTACGGCTACGCCTGAGATTGAGCGCGACGGCAAACCCTCTGCCGCCGCTGCGTCAACCGTGATCTGTGAAGGGGTAAGTCTGATCATGTTGGTGATACTACTCTTTCTGTAATTTCGGTTTGTGTATCTCGATCGTCGCCCATTGAATATTCGCCGGTCAAATATTGCTCTACGTCAAAGACGACAAACGTACCGTTAGGCAAAATGTTGTTTTGGCTAAGTGTGCCAGCAATGCAATCAGCGTAAGCGCGCACCCCAAATGTCCACAAGTCCATACGGCTTTCGGCACTTGACTGGTACGAGTACGAGCCGACCGAAATGCCTGCAAGGTATGGCGGTATGTTGCATAGTCGAGCCATTTCCATAGCCTGAAATTCGGCGCTGTCAATTAGCAACATTTTGTCAGGGCTGGTCGCTGTTTCGGTGTACGACACAAATTCGTTTAGTGCGGCTGTCTGATTGGTTTCGCGCGCCGCGTTAAACGCCGCCGCTAGGTCGGCTAACTCTTGAGCGCTTAACGGTTCGCCTCCAGTTTGTTTAATGACGCCCGCCGGAATTGCGCTGCTCGAATTGCGAAACCGTGCCGCCTCAAGTTTTAACGCTGTTGCAACGGCTGTTTCGCTCATGTAAATGATGCCTTGTATTGGCGACAAAAATTGCACAACGTCATCTGGGTTTAGTTCGCCGCCTTGAAATTGAATTTGTTTTGACGGTGCAAACCAAACTGGCCCAGCCTGATCAAGTGTGTTAATCATTGCGGCTGGTAGTCGAGTAAACGACGCTGGGTAACCGTCGGCGGTGCGACTTGTTATATACCAAAATGCGCGACCGTAAAAAAATAGGTCGTCTAATGTCCACGACATAATAAAATTGTTTGGCACGGTTGGGTCAATACGTCGCAACCAAGTGCGCGGCGCTAACGGCACTTGTTCCATTTCTTCGCCGTTCCAAATTTCCGTCACCATTTTCAAATTCATGCAACCGACAACTGATGCCATTAAATCGCGCGCTCGACTAATTGTTGGCACACTCATTGCACGGTTACGTGCTGTGCCCTCAACGTACGAGTAATACTGACCGATCATTTGCGACCCGATACCGCCGTTGGTCATGTAGTTTGCGCTACCGGCTGCAGCCGCTTTAGTTGGCTGCGGTGATATTGCGGCCTTGTTGACGGTGCGGTTAAAAATGCCCATGCGCTAAGTATGCCACCAAACTAAATCGTCAATGTGTATAGGCGACCGCTAAGCGTCAACCGAGAAAGTAAGAACCTAACGGCCGCCCAGCAAAATACTAGCCACTAGCAACAACGATCATAGGTTTGCCTGTCGCCGTTGGTCGTGACGCGAGCGCCGCCGACCAAACCAAACACCGAGCCAACTCGATCGGGCCGGGTGATCGCTGCGACGATAGCGCAATGCTGTTTTGTGACCTGACCGCGACGGCTCGTTGCACGTGTTCAGCCAACATATTTTCGCCTGTGTGCCACAATAGTTTTTCGTGGATCATTGACTTTATGCGCGGCGTAAATTTAAGTATTTCGCCGTAGCCGACAACTGCCCTGCGACGCTCAAGCGCTAACGGCCAATGAATATCTATTGACGGGCTGATAGCAAATTTGATTGCCGTGTTTTTTGCTAGGCGCTCAACGTGTCGCAACATTTCGTCGTAGGTGTCGCAAACAAACTCAACGGTTACGACGGTGCGCCGATCGTCAAGCACAATTGCGCGGGTAGCAAAATATCGGTCGTCGGTCAGGCTGGTTTCGATAGCGACTGTGCCGCCGTCGGGCATAGGGTCGATGTACTCAAGTTCAGGCCACAAACCCGGTGCAATCCACGATTTGTCAGACGCAACCCAAAGGTTGCATGACGCGCGCAAAAACGACGCACGATCAGGGTTCTCACTCTCAGCTTCAATCGTTTTTAGCGTCAATGTTTTGCCTAGCGCTGGGTTTGCCCAACCCCACGCGCGACTATCCATAGGCGATATGTCAGGCGGCGGCGACCACTCAGCAAAATACAACGATGACGGCTCGCCACGGTCAATAGATCGCAACCCCTGTTCTCGCCAACGCTGCATGGCGGTACTTGCTTCTGTGCCTGCCGTTGACCAAGCGCTGAGCAATGGTGATCGTCGGGCGCGCTGGGCTGGTAGCAAACCGCCGTCAATGACAGTTGAGCCAATATCCCAAATCTCGTCAGCAACAATTAGATCGCAACTCATACCGTGACCGACACTCGAGTTGGCTGCACGAATAAACCACTTTGACCCGTCGGGCATGGTGACTTGGTTGCGACCGTACGACCGCATAAGTTTTGCACCAAACCGCAACTCGAGTACGTCGGCGAGTTTGTCGTAGAGCATTACGGCGAGGTCAAGACGGTGGGCTGTAGATAGCACGGTTTGCGGTTGCCCCCGGTGCTTAGGCATTTCCGTTAGCCACCAACCAACCAACGCCGTCAACGCAACCGTCTTACCGTTCTGACGCGCCGTACTAACCATCGACATACGGTGCAAAAAATCCCCATCGCCATCAAACAACAACTGACCATCTAAAACCCGCTGTTGCCACGGCATTAACTCCATGCCTAAATGCTGTAAAGCCCAGCCCCCCACCTCAGCCCCAAACGACCCAGCCGCGTCAGGCCACACCGTTTCCAGTCGAGGCTGATCCCTGCCAGTTACCGCCAGTTCAGGCTGGTTAGGGTCATCTGAGATAATCCTGAGTTG